GCGCCTTGAGGGCACCACGCTAGCCTACCGACTTGACCGCTCACCTATTCCCTTGAGGTTCGCCTTCGGGACACCGTTTCGTCCCGCCCCGTTGGGCTGTTCGTTTGGTGTGATTAAGTTATGAAGGGTTTGTTCCATCATGCCAACAACCTTTTTGATGGATCAATAATTATTCGCGTAAATGATTGTTTTCATTGATGTATTTCTTACGTCAACTCGAGCTAATATACATCCAATAACGGAATAATACCCCTGTTGGACGCACTCGAATAACAGGAATAATGCAATGAAAACAAACTGATAGCTTAGGTAAGGGCCTCTCAAATCACACTCAAGGCCACCTAATCGCCTCTTTTGGGAACCATTGAACGCCTACACGCGCCACTCGCGGGATATTGCTCGCGTATGTGAGAGCCCCTCGCCGATCACCCGTTTGCCCGTTGGTGTCGCCCAGGCATTCGATAGCATGCTAATGGTTAGCTTGCGTGTTACTAGTGTACCACTGGATAGGCTGCGTATTGGTAGCTTGCGTATTGCATGTGTTGCTTATGGTCATCTAGGGTGATCACTGGTGTGCTTATGATTAGCTAGCTCATTACATCGATAGCAAGCAACAAGCCTGCAAACAATTCAATTGCGCACTACTGATAGCCCGATCAACCCATGATAACCCGTGTTTCACTGCCGAATAAGATGTTGCATCCTATGGCACCCATTGAAATCATTGGATAATCTGCCAGCCTGTAACAATACATGGTACAACGCACGATGCACAAGGGTTGCAATGGTGGCTCTCAGCAACTTGGAGGGGGCACCGGGGGTTCCGCCGCGAGCAATCCTTCATCATGCCACCCGAGATTTCTGACCCCTAAACACTTGAAACCACAGACCACCTAAGCTAACCCGAGGTTGTCAAGGGGAAACACATGCACATCATAGTCATTCTCATAGCCATAGCAGGCCTCGGTATCGCTGCAGTCATCTTCTGTGGCCTCGGGTGGGCTTCGGTCCACTCTCTTCGCCACGAGCGGGAGGCTGCTGGGGCTTGGCCGTGGGCTATCCTCGGTCTGCTCGCCTTCATCCTACTCTACGGGGTCCACGCCTATACGGTATGACCCTAGCTGCCTGGGTATGACCCCGGTGGTCTTGGGTAGGACCCTGTATGGTTCCCCTTCTCAGGGGTCACTCTCCACCTCAGGACTACCGGGTAGGACCCTAGTGCCACTTAAGTGTAACTATAGTGGACCATAGGGGACCCGTGCTAGGGGTGTCCCTAACCTCACAGGTGGCCCCAGGGTGTTACCTGAGGCCTACCAGTGTGTAGCTCTAGAACCAGCGAAGGGCAGAGCCCTGAGCCCCGTCACCGAAATAGTCGAGGAACTTGTCCAGCTCCTTCTGCAGAGCTTCTTCCTTGAGCTGCTTGGCTGAGGTGTTGTCATTCCGAGAGAGGAACTCGACCCAATAGGCGACAGCCCCAGCTAGTGCATCGACCCGGTCATCCTTGGCCAGAGAGCCCCGCTGAGCGGTGAGACGGGTGAGCTGATACATGAGCCGCATATAGGTCTGCTCCTCACGAGCGTAGCCCTCCGTCGAGCTGTAGTCCCATTCAATGACAGCCTCATCCACGATCAGCCGATGCTGGTTCATGATTGGTTCGAGGGTGTCGATGATGCGGACTTCCTTCTGGTTCTTGGCCCATTCGCTGTCTTCGATCTCGACCTTATAGGTGGCCATCGCTTCGTTGCGAAGGAGCTGGGCGAACATGCCGTCACCGAAGTTAGGCTCGACGATGATCTTGTTGACCTTCTGCTTACGAGCGCAGCTCAGGATTTCCCTGAGGACCGACACGTCGTAGCCCTTGTTCCTGGCTGTGCCCATTGCCGTGAGGAACAGGTTGCCGTGTAGGTGCTTGACAACCGCCCATACCGTCTCGTCACCGCCGCGACCCGAGGGGTCAACGAACATGACAGAGCCTTCGTAGGGCAGGCTTTCCTTATCCCACCACATCGGCTTGTAGTAGCCGTCACCGGGCAGACCAACGGCCTGAAGGTGATCAAGGCGCTGTTCCTTACCAGAGGCCCACGAGAGCGCCTGAGGTGCCCTGTTGTGGTCGAGAGGCATGACGATGAGGTCACTGAGGCGAAGCGGGAACTTGTCGCCGTCTGACAGGCTGGTATCGAGCATGAACTGCAGGGCGAAGCCTGAGCGACCATAGGACAGCTCACGTTCACCAAGGTCGGTGTCGGTGAAGCGCTGCGGGTCTGTAGACTTTCCAGAGATGTCCTCACCGCGATCTGCGGCGGAACTGAGCGCCTTCGTGATCATCGGGGCCAGACGGGGGCCGTACTTGCCAAGCTGCTCCTCGGTTGGATACCGGGCTGGCCAGACGCGCATGACGTAGCCACGCTCGGGCAGGACGTTGTAGAGCGACTGTTCGGACTGGGGTGTGCCGAGGTAGATGATGCGGCCACCGGGCTTGAGAACGGCGTCGAACTCCTTGACCTTCTCGCCAAGCAAGTCGCGCTTGACCTGGGTGTCGGAGTTGTTCGGGACTTCGATGTCGTCCGCGATCAGGATGTCAGCACGGCTACCGGCGATCTGCGAGTTGATGCCGAGCGACTTGACCGAGGGTGCATGGGAGGCGACAGCAGGGCCAACGTCGAAGGCGATCTTGGAGGACCGCTGGTCGGGGCCAGGTATCAGGTGGGCACACATGGGCATCTCGAGGATGATCCGCATGGTGAAGGTCGAGAAGTCGTCAGAGCGGTTCTTGGACGCGGAGATGACGAGGATGTTGAGGTTCGGGTTGCGCAGTAGGCACCAGACCACGAAGGCCGAGGTGACCCAGGATTTCCCGACGCCACGGAAGGCTTCGATTACGGAGCGCTTCGGGCCATGCTGCAGGAAGTCTGCGAGATCGTACTGGACAGGTGTTGGCAGCTTGCCGTCGAGGAACTGTTTCCAGACGAGGTAGAGGAAGTTCTTGAAATTGGACAGGATGGGATCGGCCTGCTGCGAGGTGAGCGAGGTCGAAGACTTCAGTTTCGTCACAAATAGTTCCTATAGTGGAAGGATTAGCCCACAGGGATGCCCACCTGCGCGAACGGAGGGGTCAGGATGAGTGAATGTTCACCCCAACACCCAACGCGCTGTACGGGCCTCTGTGTGGCTTTTAGTGGTAGTGGTCTGTTTCGCCGTCATCCTCTGCCGCGTACGGGAGGTTATCGACGATGGAGTTGACCTTCTCGCTGGTGCCCGGTGCCACGTTGGTCCCGGTGTCCTTGAGGAACTGACGGATGACGTTGAAGGTGGCTGCGTCGGGGGTGATCTTATGAACTTCGCCTTCCTTGTCGACGATGGTCTTGCCATCCTTCAGGAGCTTAGCCAGCTCATCTGCGAAGTTGTCGAATAGGGCTGCGAGGCTGTCGCTATTTGTCTTCATTGCGCTTTCTCAGCCATGATGCTGTCTTAGACACGATCTGGATGGTGAGCCAGATTGCGCCGAGGATTGGGGTGATTGTCGCGGCCACCTGAGAAACCATAGACAGGCTCGGGAGCCAGAAGGGTGTCATGACGGCGGTCGTGGCGACTACGGTGGTGTTGTGTTCCACAAAGGTGATCCTGTCGGGCATTAGGTTGCGGCCCAGAGCCAGAGAGCGTCGAGCTGCTCAGGGGTGATGCCGCAGAGTGAAGCCATGTTGTCGATGGCCGGGTAAGTGCGGGTGAAGTTGATCGTCTCTGTGAGGTCGATGCGGAGCGCGAAGGCTTCGTCTGGGTTGAGCGAGGAGCTGATGAGAGCCAGCACGTCTTCCTTGTAGACGCCCACGGAGCCTGCAGCCCTCCAGAGCTGACGCGGTGTCAACGTCGGATAGGCCTTGCGCTGCTCTTCGATAGAAGGCACGGGCGGCGCGGTGATCTGGCCGTCCTTGTAGATCATGCCTTCAAGGATGTCGGTCGAGAGAGCGTCGATCCCGAGGATGGTCTTGTCGTCTGGCACCAGCCTGGACGGGTCATACTCGACGTTGGTGATCACACCATCTGCCCGCACCGAGGCCCACGCGCCGTAGATAGCGTCAATGAAGTTACCACGATCATCCCAGTTGGTAAGACTGGCGCGAGTAGAGTACCAGTCTAGGCCGTCCTCGTTGGAGTAGTAGAGGATGCCAGTTCCGTTCTGCCGAGTGAAATGGCCGAAGTTAACGATCTGCATTATGCATCTCCGAATTGAACCCATCCACGTACTGGGTCGTATACTTGAAGGGTCTTGTAGTAGAGGCCAGCAACCTGACCGTTGATACCGGCTACTCGTTCGTATCCGACGAGGACGGCACCACCACCAACGTCAACACTGGGGGCTGTCGTGTATCCTCGACTAACCTTTCGGTACTGGAGATTGGCAACTCGGTCGTTGGCCCAAGCCGTAGCTCGGCTATCGATGTGGGTGGATAGAACACCAGCAGTCCATACGGAGCCTGCGATGTCCCCGTTGACCTCTAGGTAGGCTGAGGATGCGTAGACACGACCAGATGACTTCACGCCACCGGGGGAAAAGTTGTAGTAGGACCCGTCCCAGTAGATGTAGGCGGTCTTCGCGGAGTTGAAGTAGATTGCCGCTGTAGTGCCGCCAGTCCTGGCAAGGATGATGTCGCCAGTTGTGTCGAGATAGCTCAGGCCAAAGTAGGCTGCGCCAGTGAACGTGCCACCAGCTTTGGGCATCTTGGCAGCAATCGCCGTGTTCATGATCCCGGAGTTCGTGTCGTCCTGGGACTTGGTGTAGAAGGTGGTGTCGATATAGCCCTTGGTGTAGGCATCGGTCGTAAGGAAGTCGCCCTCGCCGGAAGGGGCCGAAGCCCCCTCCCCGAGATTAACGAAGTCTTGGATGTTCATTACGACGTCTTCTGGAAGAGGCCGTAGGTCTTACCAGCAGCATCGTTCCAGCCCACGCCACGCTGAGACCAGCCTGAAGTGCTTCCTGCCCCAGAGCCAGCGTACTGGATGATCGAGAAGCTACCATAGGCACCAGCGGCCACCGGAAATGCACCAGCGGCACCAGTAGCACCTGCGGGACCCTGAGCGCCCTGAGGACCAGTCGGGCCTTGTGGACCACCAGCGCCTGTAGCACCGGTTGCGCCCGTTGCACCCGTAGAACCCTGAGGTCCAGTAGGGCCGGTCGGACCTTGAGAGCCGGTAGCGCCAGCAGCGCCCGTGTCACCCTTGCGGGCCACGAGAACCCACTTGGTCGTCGTGACAGACGGGTCTTCGTTAAGGCTCGAGGTGACCGAGGACATGTAGTAGGACGAGCCGTTCCAGAACACGACATCCTTGCGGACGTAGGTCACCGAGGGGGACCATGTGCCCTGGAATGTCATGCCCGAGCCTTCAGGGCCGGTGGCACCTGCAGGACCCTGAGAGCCCAAGTTGCCTTGAGGACCGGCAGGGCCGACCGGGCCGGTGACGCCGATAGGACCCTGAGGACCAACGACACCCTGAGGGCCGGTTACGCCCTGTGGGCCAGTTGCGCCGATACCGAACGAGGCACCAGCGGACCAGTTGCCCGAGGTTCCGTCGAGCTTGAAGTAGAGCTTCTGGACGGTAAGATCGAGGTAGGCGAAGCCCTGTGCTGCGGTATCATAGGCTGCTCGACCGGCTGTCGGGCCACTTGCGTTGGGCGAGAAGGCAGCGCCAGTTGCGCCAATGATGCCCTGAGGACCCTGCGGTCCAACGATGCCTTGGATGCCCTGCGGACCCTGCGGCCCGATGATGCCCTGATTGCCGAGCGGACCCTGCACACCAGTTGGCCCGAGCGGACCACGGTCACCTACTGGACCCTTGTCGCCCTGCGGACCCTTAGGCATGTCAGCGTCGGTGAAGATGCGGAACGCTCCAGCGGCGTCGAAGCCCATGAGACGATTACGGCGATCTTCGATAGACGGGAGGACGAGGTTCACTCGACCGGCGTCACTCTCTGGCGCGATGATGGTTGCGGATGCGATGTAGTTGGAGGCGTCTTCGCCTTCCTGCGCCACGTACATGGACTGCAGTGCCTGCCGGTTCAGGTCTTCAGCGCGGAGGGATGCGCCATTTCCGATGGTTGTCAGAGGCTGGGATGCAGGTGTCTGACGGGCGATCTTGATCTTCTTACCGACCGTGATGGCCTGATTGAAGCGGATCGAGTAGGTGCCTGTCCATACGAAGTCGCCGAACGGGGCTCCCGATACGAATACCTTGACGTGGTCGCGGTCGAGGTAGGGAAAGTCAAAGGTGTAGTCGAGTTGTGTCCCGTTGCTGTCATAGTAGACATACGACAGGA